AGTAATCAGATGAAAGTCATCCTGAACTTCCTTGAGTCCTTCCTGAATGTCTTTGAGAGTTCCAAGGCCGCGTGACGACACCCCAACTTGCACGCCGCCTTCGATAAGACCACGGGCATTCATGCCTTCGTGGGTATCCAGAATAAGGGCACGTCCCATGACGTTCTTACCTTCCATTTTCAGGGAAGTGATACGATGGGAGATACGTGACCCATTGATTTTGGGGTTCGGCGGATGATCGAGTTCACCCACGGCGCGATTGGCGTTGACCATTTCTTTGAGATAGCGGCCAACTTCCTTACTCATAGTCGCTTCGGGATAGATTCGACCGTTGCGATTGGGAATGCACTGCATGAAGACGCCTTCAATATACAGCTTCTTCTTGTGTCCTTCCTCGCCTTCTGTGATGACTTGAACGTCTTCGGATAGTTCTTGTAGTAGCTTCATGTGTTAGACAGATTCCTTACTGATATCGAGCATGATGGTGCCGCCACCCGTAAGCGTGACGACAACATTCGCTGCTTTGTCTTGATTGAGAATCATATTATGAGCCGCGAAATCGAACGTGTAGTTGCCACCACCAATCCAAACTTGATTGGCCCCGCGTTTGACTTCCCACTGAGAACTATTGTTGACCGTTGCAATTATAATCTTGCGGATCGATGCACCTGCGACGTTCTGAGAAACGTTCGCTTGGTTGGTGAAACAAACATTACTAACTGAACTATTACCTGCGATAACAAAAGTTGTGGTCGCATTGGCCCATAGAACGGCTTCGTTGAGTGAATTTTTTAATACCGTCATTACTTCTTCTTACCTTTAAGTTGACTAAGGAAGCCGCTACCAGGATTTTTGGCGCGATAGGCGGCAAAGGATTTGTTATAGGCCGCGGTTTGTTTCACCCAATCCTGATGTTGTTGCTCGGGTGTGCGCTTGTCATCATACTTTGCGTGCCACTCAGCACTACGCGCCAGCATTGCATCACGTTTAGGATTGTGAAAATGATTATGAAAAGCATTGTCGTCATCATCCGCTTTGCGAACAGTCTTACGAGTAGTCACCTTCCGTGCTTTCTTAGGTGTGCGATCCACGTTACCGAAAAGGAAATGAGCCAACCCTTCGTTGACTAGGAATTGTGCGGCTGTCTCCAGAACAGGATCAACTGGTTCCCAATGTTCGAACAGGGTATCAACGTCTTCGGCGCGCATCTGATAATTGGCGCGCTTCAACTGGCCATTGGGCTGACGTGCCTTATACTTGCCACGCAAGCGATCAAGCGCGCGTTTTTCACCCTCAAGTCGGTCAGGAAACTTCTTGATATCGTCAAGCGAACTTTCGTGTGATGCGCCGACATAACGTGTCAGCATTTTCTTCGATAGTTCATCTAAAGATTCCACGGCTTCAAGCTGTAACTTTCCTTGTTTCGTGCGATTCTTCAATTCAGCCTTGGCTTTGGTACGAACTGTCTGCCATCCTGCTTTATGACTATCTAAATGAGGTTTATATCCATCAGCCGAATATGTGTTTGGAGGATCGCGATCAAAACGACGATAAGTATCGTCAAACCAAGCACCTTTGCGTCCAAGTTGACGTAGATTTTTGTTAGCTTTTTTAATGCGATTATTTAAATCTGTATCTCTATCTTCTTTATGCCACTTACGGGCATTAATCGCGAATTGGGCACGCTTGCGTTCAAGCGGTGAGCCCAAACGGGCAGCCGCTTTCTCCTTGGAAAGAGGAATTTTCTTTCCAGAGGCTATACCCAAATCCTTATGGAGTGCGCCCTTCTTTAGATGAAGATGGAGTGCCATTACGCTTCTTCTGTATCGTCGTCTTCGGATTCATCATCGGGAAGATCATCGTCTTCGTCGTCATAACCTTCAACGTCGTCGTCTTCGTCGGATTCGTCTTCGTCGTCGAATTCGGGATGTTCGGTATCGTCGTCTTCGTCATCCAAATCTTCGTCGTCTTCTGGTTCCCATTCATCTTCGTCATCATCATTCTTCGGACGGTCTTCGGTGCCAAACATCGTTTGGGCAACTTCATCCTTGATGGTGTCAACGACTTCGGCGGCCTTCGTGACCATAATGTCATTGACAGCGTTGCGAACGTTTACGGCATTACCCGCCAGCGCCCCCTGAATGAGTTGGTCATAGAGTTCACGCGAAACTTCAAACGGATTCGGCGGTGTTTCGACTTGCGGTTCGTCTTCTACAAGTGATTTAGTTTTCATAGTGTCTTCCTTTGTCAGTTTCTTTGTAGCTTTACTTATACCCGCCAAGCGCTTCGATGCCTTGAATGAGGCATCACGAGCCCGCACAGCATAATTGTGGCGTTGAGTAGGTGATTTACTATCGGCTTCCATGCCACGATAGTATTGCGAGCCACCTGAATGATTGACGGCAGATTTGGCTGCCTTGTTAATGTATGAACCGAGAACCTTCTTGGAAATTTCGCTGATTGGTTCAACGTCTTCTTTGGCATGTTTCATTTTACTTACGGCTTTGTCTATATAACCAAGTCGTGAATCATTTTTCTTATCAAGCTTCGCATAAACTTTTTTCTTTTCTTCGGGAGTTGCCCCCACTACCCATTTTCGGGCTCGCGCTTCAACATCATCAGATGCTTTAGAAACATATCTTCCTAATGTTTTCTTGGAAATTTCGCTGATTGGTTCAACGTCTTCCTTCACATTCTTTTTGAGGTTATGTAGAGCTTTCACACTTACGCCTTGCAAACGCATTTGCGCGTGAGACCGTCCAGTAAGCCTATTGGAAACTTTTTTCTTATTACCAGAGTTAAAGTGTTTCACGCTATCTTTAGATGCTTTGCTATCATATGACTTGAGTGTTTTTTTCGATAATTCATCGATCTGTTCAACGTCTTCGTAATAGGTGTCACGTTTTTTCACGCGCTTGATTTCGGCCTTGGCACTCTTGAATGCCTTGGCTTCACGACGGGAGTTTTCACCGAACTTAAGAATCCGAGAGGCAAGCTCAGGATCGCTAAGTCTCATAATTGCTTTTTCTCGGTCTTTCTTATTCATTGGTATCCTCTTTTGTGCCGTTTCTTTATTTATTATTTCTTACCTTTAGACTTCCCTTTAGTCTTCGGCGGCGTTGCTTCGGGAAGCGGTGGCGGCAGGGACAATGTAGGTCCCCCACCTTGACCCATCGGCGGTCCACCAGCATCATCGCCCATCGGGTCGCCCATGGCGTTCAGGGGTTGTGCAAACTGTGGATTGCCCATTTCAGCGGCAATCTGTTCGTCGTTGCGCTTAATGTCGTCATCAGTCTGACGTAGGATTGTCTTGCGAGCTTCTTCATTCGAGACAAAGCGCCCAATGTAAGGATCGAGCAATTGCAAAACGGCCAAACGGTTTTGCCAGATTTCTTGATCTTTCAGTTCGGCAAAGTCATTGTCAGAATGATATTTGAACTTGATGAAATACTTGATTTGGTCCCATTCTTCAGGCGTAACGATACGCTTCAGGACCAATTGCTTTTCCAAAACGTCAACGAAGAGTTTGTTAAAGCGTTTGCGAAGTCGGTTCACAAATTTGGAAAAGTTTACTTCATCATGATTGATTTGCGTCGACCGTCCGATATCATAGGCATACTCGGGATTGAGACGCGAGACAGGGACTTGTAGAGAATTGTAGAGTTTGAATTCAAAGTATTTAATATCGTCGATTTGACCAAGATTACCCGCAGGCGGCAAGGTTTCGATCTGAGTGGACTTACCCCCTTCACGACGCGGGATATAGAAGTCCTCAAGCATCGTCATGAAGCGACGGGCATCCTGCGTCTCGCCCGTTTCCGCGTTATAGAGAAGTTTGGACTTGTGTTTGGCGATAATGTCCTGAACGTATTGTTGCGCCTTGGCATGGGGCATATCACCCACGTCAATGTAGAACACGCGCCGTTCAGGAGCCCGTGACAGTCGATAGATGACACAAGAGTCTTCCATCGAGCGCAGACAGTTCAGAGGTTTGATGGCCTGATGCAGGAATGACAAGATCATCGTGCCTTGCGAGTTTAGTTCCTCAGAGGTGACGTAGACAATCGCGTCTTTAGCAATCTTCACACCATTGTTAGTCGGCTGCCATGTAGACAACGGATTGCGGTTCGGTCCCGTCGAAAGAGACTTTTCCGAATAGACGTAAAATTCCTGTTCAACCTTTTGCAGCACCACTCCAGGCTTGTTCTTGTCCTTGAGGTTTCGCATCTGACGTATCTTGCGAACCTTACGCGGATCGAGATAGCGTAGTTCCTTGATGCCTTCGTTGGGTGCGGCAGGATCGACTAGAATGAGATAGTACAGGCGACCATCCACATACCAGCGACGGAAGATTTGGTAATCGCGATGATCGAATTCGAGAAGCCTTAGGACTTCGTCAAATTCGTCGGTCATCTTCTTTTTAAGGGAGTCGGGAATAGGACAGTCGTCCAAAAGCATTTCAACGGTCTTTTCACCGTCTTCCGAGACAATAGCCTCATTGACAATTTCGTTGACAGCCTTGGCGACTTCGGGATGTTGAAGCATGTCCCGATATTTTGAGACAAGTTCGGATTCGTTTTTGACAGAGCCTTCAAGGTCCAGAAACGTGCCAGTGGCTAACGGACCTGGGGATGAAACAATAATCGCGCCGTCGTCAATATTTGGCGGCGCGATTGAAGGCAAAGGTTCAGATGATTTGGGTCTATTTAGGATAAACCCAATTAAATCAGCCATAGTAATGCGATCCTATATTATTAGGCGTCGTCGCCCAATTCCAGTTCAAAGATCGGATTACCATCGGCTCGGACGTATGGTTCGTACCAATCGTAGGCAAATCGGACCTGGAATTGTTCAATTTCGTTTACAGAGTTCCAATCAAGGGCAATGTCTGTGATCATAGTCGGGAAGATGCCGTTAAAGAGATACGTCTTAATTGCACCGTCGCCGTCGATATCACCAGGGCCTTCCTTGGCAAACTGTGTGACCAACGCCGTTGTCTTGTAGGAATTCCCCAAGGCAGGGGCGATGTTGGCAACCCGTGAGTCCAGGCGGTTGGAAATGATGGTATTGATTGAGTTATGCCACGCTTCAAAAGCATTGCGGATATTAAAGTCTTCGTCGTTCATGACGGTAATATCCCAATCGTCAAACTGACGATTGCCCGCCAACTTGATGGTTCTTCCAAAATACGGAATTGGAACTTCACCGATTTGCGATTCAGGAAGTTTCGAGGCGCGAGCTACAAATTGTAGTTGTTGGGAAGCGCCAGGAAGATTGACCAGATCGGGGAACGTTAGCGTCACCACGAAGTTTGTAGGGCGCGCACCACCGAGAGGCAGCGCGTTAGCTCTAAATGTATTGATGTTAAAACCAGCCATGGATGAGCTTGAATTACTCCTTGTTATTCTTCTATGCTATTTAGTTGTTTACACCTGAGGTATCAGAGCCTGATGTGCCTCTAAGTTTTCTCTTTCCAGAGAGAATATCATTGCGCCATTTTCTAAGATTTTCGGCTTTTTTGGGTCCAATGTTCCCATCAGATGCGTAACCAATAGCTTTACCTGTTGATGTAAGAGCCGCGATCCCTACGCGAAGTTTATCTGGGGCATAGGTGCGGACCATATGCTTTTTAATTGCATTGGCCTGAACACCTACGTTGCCCCAGATTCCTTCATCGATTAGGAACCGTTTGAAGGCTCCCATTAGACACCAGCGCCAAGCTTCCCAACTACCTCGCTGAACGACACCGCAGTACCAACCGCGACGAAGTTCAGAGTGATGTAGTTGATCGAGCGCGCAGGCTTAATGTAGATATCACCAACAAAGCTATTCGAATCGATAACCGCTGGAGTGTTATTTGTTGCGTCACAAATAACGTCAAAAGCATAGATACCACGACGGCCTTGAACATCGCGCAAGTATGGGTTGACCATGTTGCGGAATTGGGCGCGAGTGAAGTCATCATTGAATTCAAACAGGCTAAAGTATGAAGCTCTAGCGATGGCCTTTTCAAGGACGATGAACAGACGACGGACGTTGATACGGTCGAAGGCTGACGACTTCGTTAGAAGAGTCTTGTCGCCGTTCAGGTACGTGCCGTTACCTTGTGTCGAGATAACAGGGTTGACGTTATTCTTGTAAAGGAAGTCACGTTGAGCTTGGCGCGGGTTCCAAGATAGTCGGATGACATTCTTGATTTGGCCACGCGTAAGACCAGCGGGTGACCACCATGGATCGTTGGTAAAGTCGGTACGGGCGCATAGACCAGCCATGTCGCCGTTGAGAGGAATCCAACGGTTCACGTCGTTGTACTTGTCATACATGTACTTGTAACCGCTATCGAGCACACCGTATGAGGTGACGCGAAGGTTGTTACGGAAGTCTACAACGTCGTAGATTTCCTCACCCTTGTTGTTCACAACGTCGTCGTAATCGGGCGAAATGAAAACAACACAGTCCTTGGGATTTCTAAGTTCTGCGACATTATCGAGAATGTAGTTGGCCATTTGCGTCTTGTTAGAAACAGGATCACCCTTGGCCTTACCAGCGATAAGAAGCGAAACATCTACGTCTTCGCTTGAGGCGAACATATCCCAGGCAAGGGCCAGCGTACCGACCGACACATCACTTTCATCAGGACCGTTGGAACCACCGATCATTCTCATGTCGAGAGGTGCAACACCTGTAGATGATGTTAGGAATTCGGCTGTGTTAGAAACCGCCGTGGTGCGGTCGTTAGCCCACCAGATGTATGCCGACTTTTGGTTGATGACATTCTTGTAGTAGTTTGTTTCACCATTGTCGTTTTTGGCATCTGTGGCACGCGAGACGTTCTTATAGGTCTCAAGCACTGTGCCTGGAGACCCTGTGAACGCACCGCCTTCGTCAACAACAACTACGTGCAGTTCGTCATTGGCTGACGTGTTGCCGTGTAGAAGTTGCCAATTGGATTGTGACGGAACAGTTTCGGTTTCACGATAGAATTCCCAGAAACGAGTGACGTAACCAAGCGCGACGTTTGACGACAGTTTGACTTCATCGTCAGTTGTAAGCTGGACGGTAAAGACGTTGCCCGATGAGGTAACGTTGCCGACAGTTGTAATCTTGAGGAATTGGAAACCAACCTTGGTGTTGCCAAGTTCGATAAGATCGTTGACGGCAAGAGTCGCCTGGACCGAACCTGCCAAAGTGTTGGCGGCCGTGACGTTGGTAGAGTTGGAAGTATCCTTCGGAACGACCGTGATCGTCAGAGTATTCGAACCAACATTGCCAACAAGAAACGTTCCCGTTGCGTTGATTTGAGCATTGGGTGTCAGTGAGGTGTTGGATTTGAATTGGCTGGCGCTATCGCAGACCGAGACGCGGAGTGAATTGCCGTAATCACCAGGATAACGGGCGACATACAGCGACGCGGGGTCGAAGGCCGCGACGCGTGAGTTATAGTCATCTTCATTTTTGACGACCAGAGAGTCCCAATCGGCAATGTCCGAACCATCGTAGTTGAGGTCGGATTGTAGAGCCGCGGCAGTCAGGGCGATATCATCGCGGAAGACGACGGCGGCAGATTGGACGTTGGCGCTGGCCGATCCAGAAAGCGTGACCGTTGTCGAATTGACAGCCGAAATGGTGGCCCCAATCGGTAGACCCGCGGCGTTTGAGAAGAACAGTTTCATACCAACGTTGAGGTTGGTGGTATTTGATAGCTGCATCACATTGTTGCCGCCCGCCATTACGAAGTTAGACGAGTTGCCAGTGTAAGAGGCGGCGATGGTGTTGCCTGTGGTGTCGGCGGCGCGGACAAGCCAAAGCGTATCAGTGTAGCTTAGGAACGACGCGCCCGAGAACCATGTTTCGGCGTTGAAGTTTGATGGCTTACCAAAAGTGCTTACAAGCGTATCCTCGCTGTCAACCAGTGTGCGAAATTCAACTGGACCCCATGGAAAGACGCCAGCCATAGCGCCAGGGGATGCGGAGACCGCCTGAATGGCGGTTGTAAGGTCAAATTCTCTTACTGCTACTCCAGGCGAAACTAAAGTTGTCATATGTTGCTTTATCCTTGTATTTTAATGAACAGCATTGGAAACAGTTCATCTATTTAGAATTTTGACGACTTTAGAAGAAGATGCGAACCGTATCGGGTTCTTTTTCATCCAATACCCAACCTTCAGGATTATTTGGTCCGATGAGTGCATTGGTTTTTTCTTCGGGTGTCTGTTGCCCTGTATAAATCGTCGCAAATGGCACCAGGGCATCGCGAGTTTGTTGCTCGGATCGGCCGCGTAGACGTGCCAGAATATCTACGTCGGTTAAGTCGCGGAAATAGACTTGTTCGGTAATCCAGCCGAATAGAACCAGCCCCATGACAATATCGTCGGTGGCTCCTTTTTCGGCTTGGTACGTCTGATTTTTCTTAGAGAAGCGGGTAAACTCATAGATGGTTTGTTCGTCCCAAATCTTGAGTTGTTCCGTTTCGACAAGTATCTTGATCATGCCGCAACCTTCGGTCTTCACCGTCTTGGTTGTGCGGATGCCAAGTTCATGGGGTTTGTCAGAGAACCCGCGCGAAATTTTCTTGGTTTGGAAGCGTGCCGCCTCGGTGCGGATTAGGTTCTCATATTCCTTTTCATGATGCAGAATATGCAGCACCTGAGACCCGATGGAATTCAATTCAACCAGGACGGCTGCCCGATTGTAGAAAGCCCCAATGGCATAGATGACTTCGGCGTAGTCGAGGGGTGTCAATTCATTGGAACGATAGACGCACACCTGTTCGAACGGCTTGGTCGTCACATCAATGACACTGAATGCCGAGTAGTCGAGCCCCTTACCTTCCGAAACGTCGGCAATCAGCATGTAGGTGTGACCTTCGATAGGCTTGACGTATTGCTTCAAGCCTTCGCGTTCGAAGATCGGTTTCTTGACACATTTTTGAGTCAGATGTTGCAGACACGCGCCCGAGAGAAGCGTACTTGTCGAACCGAGAAATTCAACATTGTGTTCTTGGTCAAACAGACCTTGGTCATTACCAACGGCGGCCAAGGCTTGCTTGCGCCATTTTTCATCGCGACCAGGAACGTCGCGCCATGTGACCTTGATTGGATTGAACTCGTTCCAT